TGCTCTTCTTCCAACCCAATCGGCTCGGGAGCAGGCTGGACGATTTCAGGGACGATTACGCTTGCCTCTGGCTCGGCGTAGGCTTCTGTCGGGTGGGAGATTTCACCTGCGGGGTGAAAGGGATTGGCGGGGACGGGGTTCATTCCAAGCGGTTCAGAACCACCTCTTACACCGTGGAAAAAACCAGAGTCACCGTCCTGAGCGTATCGCTGGTAGAACCGGTCGGGCATATCGTCAAACGCATCCACTCCACGACCCGCTCCAATAATCGGTTTCCAACCAGCCCAAGGAGGCTGACTCCAAGACCCACCTGAAAGGCGTTCTTGCTGTCTAACTTGCGACTGATTCCAACAAGCACGAAACAAATCGTCAGGATTATTAGACTGAATATCATTCATCTTTCTACTACCCTATATATTTTATTTCTTTTCTTTTGCTTCTCTCTTTCGCCTCTGCTCTGCTAAGTAATCTGACATAGCCTGTCGTTCGGCTGGTGTAATAGCCTTCATTCGCTCTCGCTCTTCCTTAGACCTACGCTCATACTCTTCTTGTTTGCGTTTTGCTTCCTCCTCTTTCCTCTCTATCTCCTTCAAGTCTTCCAGTGTCAGTTCTCCGCCCCTTCGCTCCTTATCTGTCATAAACCGAAGGCTATTCAGACGCTTCTGGGTGGTAGAGGTCATCTCGGGTAGGTCGTATTCGTCGTCGTCCAATTTGTAGTAGCGAAAGAGATGAACCATTCGCTCGTTGTCTTTCTCCGTAAAGTTCTTCCCCACTCTGTCCTCGTTGGACTGGCGAATCAAATCGGCAAGTTCCTTGTATTTCTCTGGCTCTGGCTCGTCGTATTTGCCGTCGTCCTCGTCTGCCTCGTCTTCTACCTCCACTCCCTCCTCCTCTGTGAAACGGTCAAACATATTAGCAATATCATACGCTCCTCGGTAGTTAATAAGTGGTTTATCTGGACGATTGTTTAGTGGTTCGTGTTGTGGTGCGTGTTTCTTCAGAAAATCGTAGAACCGCTTAATCGCTTCCTCCACCGTAAGTAGTTTCTTGTGTCGCATCAGGTCGTGTGTTGCTTTACTCATTCTGTTTATGTCAAACCCCTCTGGTTCTAACAGTTCGGGACGACTCTGAAACTTCTGCGTATTCAGAAACTCCTTGGTAAGTTCGCCGTCCTTCACTCGTTTGTCGCCTCTTGCTCGTTTGGGTGCTACTTTTGCGTTGCGTTCATCTACTCTATCCTGGAACTTCGCTTGGACGGCTGGATTTTCTGATTCTCGTCCCATCATAGCCTGAATAAATCCGGACTTAGCCGTTCCGCCAGACATTTCCTTTTTCCAAAGAGCCTCCATTTATAACAGCGTAGAAATTAAATGGGTTTCGCATATCCCAGAATCTCCTTGCGTTTTGCCTTCAACTGAGTAAGACGGTCGCTAATTGTTTCGGCAATCGTTTCTAATAGGTTGTTAATAGGGGCGTGTTCTATGTCTTTATAACCAGCCTTTAGAGCGATTTCAACTACCACCTGTTGGAGCGTATACTGATATTTCACGATTGCTTTATAGACTTTCATAGGGCTGTCTGTTAGAAGGTCGCTCGTTTCTTTCAGAACCTCTTCAAACGGTGTGTTAGGTTTTAGACACGCCAATTCAATCATAAACGCATCCCACCACCCACAGAACCCCGTCCTTCGTCCCAACATATTCTCAATCGCCTGAAATCCCTTCCTCTTCTCAGCCGACACTTGTATTCCGCCATACTCCAACCCCTTTATAATATAAGGAGAGGACTTTTCACTTGGAACATACTCAAATCCCAGTTTCGTCGCTAATCCACCAAAAATCTTCTCCTGCTTCTCATACTGTGCTTTGTAATCTCTCACCCCTTGCTTTCCGTGGGGGTCAATCAAATACACCTTCTTATCTACCGCACGAATCAGAACAAAGTTGGCGTGGAGTCCTTTCCCCTTCAGACCCAAATTGGTATAGAACAATAGTTGGGGTTCTCCTTTGGATAAGTGGAGCGAAACCTCTTCGTAGATTTTATTTATGTTCTTCTTCTGGACGGCTTCCGTCGCATACTCGGTGACATTATAGATTTTAATCTGTTTCTTCACAAAATCCTTAACCTTATTGCTTCGCTGATACACATCCTTTGGAACATAAAAGTCGTCTTCGTAGTCAAAGTCTAAAATAGGAATCTTGTATTTCAAGATAAAGTAATACATTACCACCATCTCACCAGCGGTAGGAATACCACTCGTTCCCGTGCCGTCCCTCTCGCTAAGGACATCTGCGATAAGGTCGTCAAAGTGGAGATTCTTCATACTGAAATCCACCAGTTTGTTAATCTCTTCCTGAAACTTCGTTTTAGGGTCGTCAAACTTCGCTAAGACAACCTCTTCCTTCTCGTCGTCGTATTTGCCGTCGTCCTTTGGTAGTTCTTCAATAGGAATAACGGGTGGGGGAACGGGAGCAATCTGGGGACGCCTCTTTACCGCTGGTAGTTTAAAAAAGTCGGCTGGAATGCTAAACTCGTCGTCTACTGGTGCTTCTCGCTTCTCTCGTCGCTTCTCCTTTGTTTCCGCACCTCGCGACTGATTCCACTTCGTAAAGAGGTCGTCCAAATCGTAGGTGTCGCCATAGTGAATCCCGCCGTCCCAGTCGGGCTTGTGTGCGGGTGCGTTTGCGATTACATAATCGTAGAATGACTGAACTTGTTCGTTCTGGCTCATCTTTTTCTTCTGAGCCAAATCGTGGGTCGTCTTTGTGAGTTTCTGAATCTTAAACCCTTGCTTGTCTAAATATTTAAACTTCTTCTTGTTTTCTACCGTATTTACATCTTGTCCCGCCTCTTGTGCCTTATCTCTCGCCATCATAGCCCGAATGAATCCAGACTGTTGTGTGCCTCCCACTTGCTCCATTCTATCCTTAGACAACAAATCATTCAGACCCACTTTTGCTCCGCCCTTATTTGCCCGCAAATCCTCGTCGTGCTTCGGGTTTCCGTCTAAGAACGAATAAACCCTCGCAACCCCCCACTGCTCCTTAGAGAGTTTCTTAGAAGCGGGAGCAGACACATTCTTAACAAATGAACCCTTCAGACGCACAGACTTCGCCACCCCTCCTCCTGGGGCGGTATAAGCCCCTATCCCTCTGTTATAGACTTCTTGTAGAATCTTCTCTGTGACACCGCTAATAGAAGCAAGTTCCGATAGACTGTAGCCCTTATCCTCCAACTTGTAGCGTTTCAATACATTCTCTCGGTGTGTTCCGCCTTCCAGCGGGATAATTATTTCGTTCTTTGCCCCACCAATCCCCAGATACTTGTTCGCCAACGCTCCTAAGTGCGTAATGCCTTGCGAAATGAAATGCGTAGAGTCGGGCAACTCCTTCGCCAACTCGGACAAATCCTGAAACACGAAATCCTTCTCTGGTTGTCGGTAAAGTCCCTCACTTTGTAGTAGATTGCTTACGAAATCCTGACAGTTGTTCTGACCTAAGGCAGAATAGGCAAAGAAAGCCGTTTCTCCCATACGCTGACGGGTCTTCTCAAACATTCCGTCAATTGTGATTTTCTGCCCTTTTGGAATGGGAACTTCTTGTTCTTCCTGTCCTTCTACGGGTTCTACCCGTTCATTCACGCTTACCACTTCCAGTTTCTCTACGCTTAACTGCTTCGGAATCTTTCTTCCCACCCGAAGTGCCGATTTCTCCCAGGTATTTTTCAGATAGACGACCAGACTCAAATGAAAGAACTTATCAAAGCCGTATTTCTTCTTTAGTTGTTCCCACTTGCCCGCCGATACGCCTTGTAGAGCCAAATCAATCGCAAACGAAATAGGGACTCTGCGGAGCGTCATACGAGTGATTTGGGTCTTACCGTATTCGTCCAGTAGTTTCTTGGTGGTCGCCGAATAATCGGTGATAGACACCGCATTCTTAATATAGTCAAAAAGACCAGCCCCTTCCATTTCTATAGAGAGAGAATATTTTGCGTTCGGAATCTAAATAAAATCTACGGTAAAGATATAGAATGGAATCTGAATTGGAGGAGCGGATGAAAGCCAAAGGTCTGGCGGAGTCCAGTATTAAACTGTATCTGCGGAACTTGCGTAAGTTAAACGGTGGACAACCACTGAAGAACCTTGCCTTTCTGAAGAACCCCGCAACGATTAACGAACAACTGGCGGAATACAAACCGAACACCGTCCGTAATTACATTATCTCTATTGTCAGCGTATTGGGACTGGATAAAGAAAAACGGGGCAAGAAGAAACTCTACCAGGCGTATGCCGACCAGTTGGTGGGACAGAACCGCACGCTGAAGGCGGAGGAGGCGAAGAACGAAAAGACTCCGAGCCAGGAGGCGAACTGGATGACCTGGAAGGAGGTAGAAGAGAAATGGGAGGGCTTAAAGACCCGAGTGGAGGCACTTCCTTCTAAACTGAGCGAGTCGCAGTATAACACCCTTCTGGAGTTTATGGTGCTAAGCCTGTATGTCCTTCTACCTCCCCGTCGCAACGACTACCAGAATATGCTGATTGTGAAGGATGCCCCAGAGGACACGACGAAGAACTACCTGGAACTGGAGAAGAACCGTTTTGTGTTTAACAAGTTTAAGACGAGTAAGCGTGAAGGGCAGTTGACGATTGACATTCCCGACAAACTCCACGAAGCGATTGACGCCTATTTGGGACACCACCCGCTACTGAAAGGAAAGCATACCCTCCCACAGCCGTTCTTGGTGTATTCGGACGGTCGCCCTCTGACTGCTACGAACTCCATCACACGCATTCTGAATAAAATCTTTGGGAAGTCGGTGGGGAGCAGTCTATTGCGTCATATCTATCTGGGGAAGTATGCGGATGTAAGGGAGGAGATGAAGGACGACGCTAAGATGATGAGCCACTCCGTGGAAACGCAACAGACTAACTATGTGAAGAAGTAGGGTGAGTAGGGTGAAAAAGGGGTCAGAAATGGGAACTCTCGTGTAAGCAATAATCCTATAGGGGAGGTTTAGGAAAAAGGGTGATATTTCACCCTACTCGCCCTGGTGTCATTTTGCCTTCTAAAAAACCCTCCGTTCTATAAATGGCGGTCTTCGGGACAAAGAAGAAGGTTTCTCTACACGACGAATATATGACACCCTTCTCTGCGTGGGACAATATTAAACACCTTCTTCCAAAGGACAAGGTATTATGGGAGGCATTTTACGGCAACGGGCAATCCGCCCGTAATCTTCGCCAGTTAGGATTTACAGTAGAGGGAGGAGAAGGAGAGGATTTCTTCCAGCACAATAAGGGAGATGTAGTGGTAAGTAATCCACCCTTCTCCAACATTCCACTTGTATTAGAACGACTTGTCGCTCTGGATAAACCCTTTGTGTTAATTATGCCCGTGGGAAAGTTAAACACGCAAGCCTTCAGAAGTCTGTTTGCTACAAAGCATATCCAGATAATTGTCCCACGAAAGCGTATCCAGTTTCAGAAGTTCGTAGAAGGAAATGAGGTAAAAACGAGTGGTTGTGCGTTTGACTGCCTCTATTACTGCTATAGAATAAATCTTGAGAGGGACATTATCCATCTACACTAAGTGCGTCCAATCATTCCGCAAGATTTCCTCCGGCATCTATAGAATGGCTCACTATAAAAAGGACTACGAGTTTGGAACGCAGAAGCAAGAGGAACTACTACCGAAACTGGAGGCGTTTTTTAAGGACAGTCTTACACCCACTACGGGACGATACGACCCCTACGACTACGAGGGGGCAACAGCGTCGTATGAACTGAAGTCCCGCAACAACGCCTACAAAACCTATCCCACCACCTGTATCGGTCAGGACAAGGTGAATCCGAATCACCCCAAGAAGCAAGTGTATCTCTTTCATTTCACAGATGGAACATACTACATTCCCTACGATAAGGAACTATTTGATACATTTGAGGTGAAACCGTTTCTGCGTTGGCGAGATGCGTGGAAGACCAAGGCGAAGGACTACCTCTACATTCCAGTAGAAAAACTAACGCCTATTCAGTAATGGAGATTATCTTCCAAGGCATTCGTATTACGCAAGAAGATGTAGAGAAGTGGTTTATGGGTCTTACGAAGGCAGAACAAGAACATATTACAAAATAATGTGCGACCTCTACAGATGCTTCCCTGGTTAAAGTCGTGGATTTGGAAGCCAGAAGAGAAGGAGAAGGAATACCCTAAGCAAATCGTTTATCCACGAGGACACTACAAACTTTCACCACTACGGATACTGGAGTGGTTTCACCAAGAACCGAAGTTAGACCCGCTCCCACCTTTTCCTCCTAAGGAGTAGAATGAATACGGAGAACACGCTCATTTCCTCCGCCATTTCTATCGGCGTGTATGTTCTTTATAAAGTCGCCAAAAAATACTATGTTCGTTCGGGGTGTCACGACTCTACCCTGGAGATTACAGTAGTTGATAGGGAGTCAGATGAAAAGGTAAGCATAGAACAGGTGAAGAACGAGATGGAACACAAAATAGACATAGAACTCCATAAGGCAGTTGGGGCGTTGCCGAAATAATTATCTAATGGATTAGAAATGGAACAAGCAGGTATATACGACCGTCCGAATTATGATAGTATAAATGATGCTGGGACTAAGATTCTTAATAGAGATTTTCCTAATGTCCCTATGAACCAACGAGTCCCCTGGATTATGGGGTTTATTCAGGGATTTCAGAAAAAGGAAGTGCCGGCAGAGTTTGCTAATAACGAGTTCTATGCGTCGGGTTATAGTAATGGACGCACTCACGCACCAATTGGTGCTGGTCGCCCCATTCGTTTTGGGTTTTCGCAACAATTACCGAGCCGTTTGGAATAAAAAAGTGAAATCGCCACTTAATTACCGAAATAATCAGTAATAATCTATAATAATCCCATATTTACCGTAATTATGGGATTATTTATGATTTTTACCGTAAAGACCCAGTATAAATTAATTAATTTATACGGTATATTTACCGTAATAATCCGATATAATCTGTAATAATCTAATATAATCCGATATTTACCGTAAATACGGGATTTATTCAGAACTTTACACGAATCTGGTAAAGAAGCCAGGCGACCGCCGAACTTTTTCATATCTTCCCTCCGAGCGATAATAATTCACCTGCTATTATATTCTACACTATAAGAAAAGATGTCCGTCCAACGCTTCGCAAAGGCAAATAGCGAGTCGCAACCGTTCCATATCTACTATGATATGAATGTGATTAACAATGACAGTTCATTTCCCGCTAAGCCTGTGCGATTTCAGTATAAGGAAACACGCTCCAACTACTTTTTGGGAAGTCCCCAGGACTACTTTATGAGTATCGTGCGTTTTAACTTACAGACTCCGACACTCCCCGTGTTTATCCCACAGATAGACCTGAACCCAAATACGAACTTCGGCGGTGTTTATCCGATTCAGTCTATGAGTGGTCTAACCAACACTGGTGCTTTTGTTGTTAATTTCTACACGAATATCCCGCAAAAGGTTGGCTCTGTGATGAAACTGACACTCTCTAACGGTGCGACAACTTCTGCCTTTGACACTTCCAACACCTACGACAACTACTACCGCATTACTGCCTCTACCACCTCTTCTTTTGGTGTCACTTCCACATTTCTCCTTAACACAGGAGCAGTCCCAGGTGGCGTCCCGAACAACTACCCAGGCGGAACAACAACGGCATTCTCTCTTCTTGGTGGTTCTCAGCAGTTGGGCTATGCGGTCATCCCAGCGTCCAGTATGGTGTTTAACACAGGCACAAAGCAACTCACGCTTACCGCCACGGCAACAGCGAATCTCCCCTCCCTTGTCCCTCTCTTCTTTGCGGGCGACATAATCTATATTAATAACTCCTCGCAATACAACGGCACTTATACAATATTGTCTGTCGTTGGTCTTGTCCTTGTTCTGGACGCACCCGCCCTCTCTACCATTATTAACCTCCAGCCATACGCTGGCGGTGGCTCTTTTACTTCAGATGGCGACTTCTACAATATCACCCCTTACACCCTCACCCTCTCTTTCACTAACACAACCATCACCACCTACACCTCTGCGGTCACTTACATTCCCAACGACCTCACTGCCTCCGCTCCCTCTTGGACTCCGTCCAATCCCCAGGCACTCACTCTGGAACAACTCACGAGTTCCTATTACTATGTGTATAACTACGAGGTGTTTATCAATATGATGAACCAGACGCTCACGAACGCCTTCTGGGGTGTGAACGGTGCGAGATACGCCTCTATCGGTGGCGTGAAACCGTGGCTCAGTGCGAGTGGAACTACGGTTTCTACCTATCAGCCCCCGTCTATGTCATTTAATGTAGAAGCACTAACGGCGATTCTCACAGGCGATAATGCGATTTTCTCACAGACAACCACCACCACAACTCCTTCTTTCATCTACTTCAACCAAACCCTTTCTACGCTCTTCAATTCCTTCCCTTACGAGTTCCAGAATGTTCGCCCCGAATCACCCCTCTATTCATATGTTGTGTTTAATACCAACGCAGGGGCGGGTCTGTATGTGGTTTCTACCTATAGTCAGTTGGGCGTCATTACTCCCGCCTATACGGCGATTCAGGTCTATCAAGACCACCAGACAGCGTCCCTAATGAACCCCGTCCAGTCTATCGTTTTCACCAGCACGCTCCTCCCCGTCGTGATGGAGAATGTAGGCACTCCTTCCATTCTAAACGGCACTGCTCCCAACAGTATCACACTTGGCTCTACCGCCAACATCTTCCCCGTCGTCACCGATTTTATCGTGCCGTTCAGTGCGACCAACGGGTATGTTCCAGACATTTCGTATGTTCCCAACGGAGAATACCGGCTTGTAGATTTGTATGGCGAGAGTCCGTGTAACCAGGTGGATATTCAGGTTTTTTGGAAAGACCAATACGGACTCCTTCATCCCTTCTTGCTTGGTTCGGGTTGCTCGGGCAGTCTAAAATTAATGTTTAGACGCAAGGATTACAACAACGCCGACCTGTAGGGTGAGTAGGGTGAAAAACACTCCATTTTACACAACCCTCTCTATAGACTATCTTCACGAAGACCACTTTATGAAAATAGACCATTTTTCACCCTACTCACCCTACTATCTTTTCACTTCCTCCGACGCAAAACGAGTTCTACCTCTGAGTTTTTTTTGTAGGGGGAGTATAGAAACCAAATGTCGCAGGATTTCCAGAAAGTTCTTGTGAAAGATGACCGTCTGAATGTCACTGACGCCGTTCAGTATGCCGTCCATAAGGGCGGTCAGAATATGACACCCGCCACCTTCCAGGCAATCTCTTCTACGCCGTCTTCGGTCACCTTCAATATCCAAGTTCCCAGCGAACAAACTCTCATAGACCGTCGTGTTCTATGGCGTTCTACCTGTATTCTTAAATTAACGGTGACAGGCACGGCTCTGAACGCAGGTCAGATGCCCCTGAATGTCGCCGTCAGCGACGCTCTTTCCGCCTTTCCGCTCCACCAGTTGGCTTCGGTAATGACGGCTACTATCAACAACAACTCCGTTTCACTTAACGTAAGGGACGTTTTGCCAGCCCTTCTCCGCTTCAACGACCGCCGAGAACTCCAGCGTTATAACGGCTACACTACGGTCGCTCCCGATTTGCTTGCGGACTACAAGGCGGGCGTCGGCTCTAACCTGAACTCGCTCGGTGGCTGGGGCAACGCCTCCGACAACGACCTCTACCAGCGTGGTGCGTTCGTGATTGACGGCATTTCCACCTCTCTGGCGTCAGGTGCGTTGTCTAACCCACTTGTCGCACCCACTCCGATTGCGTTTCCAGGCTCGCAGGACATTTATGTCCAATTCACCTCCACTGAGCCTCTGCTATTGTCGCCCTTCATCTTCGCTGACCCGAAGAGCAACAACCAGGCATTCTACGGAGTCCAAAATATGAACTTTGTGTTTAATATCGGCGACGCTACTCGTGTATGGCGAACAGCGAACTACACCAACGCCAATACTCTCAGTCCGCTCAACTCTACCTTCATCTCGGCTATTTCCGTCCAGTCGTTCTCCAACACGCAACTCCTGTTTAACTTCCTCACGCCTCACCCGTCAGACCTAATGCCTGCCCGCAACTGCGTCCCCTTCTACGAACTACCCCGTTTTATTTCTACTCCACAAGTGCCGTTTCTTGGCTTCAACCCCTCCCTCGGCTCAGGCATTCAGCAAGCCACGCAGACTCTCAGCACTTCGTCCCTTCAACTCAACCAGATTCCAGACCGTCTAATCATTCAGGTTCGCAATCCCCTCGGCTCGTGTGCGTGGGGTCAGCCAGACGCCTTCCTTACGATTCGTGGTGTGTCAATCAACTTCAACAACCAGTCGGGCATTCTTTCAAGTGCCACGCAGCAGGACTTGTATCGCTACTCAGTGGAGAACGGCAGTAATCAGTCGTTCCAGGAGTTTAGCGGTTTCGCCACACTCCCCGACCCGGTCAGCGGTTGCGGTCGCAAGATTCCCACCTCTGGTTCGCTCCTCATTCTGGAGTTCGGTAAGGACATTCAACTGACAGAAGACTACTACGCCAGCGGTTCTTTGGGTAATTTTAACCTCCAAATTAACCTCCAGGTGGCGAATCAGTTTCCTTATGCCATTACACCAGAGATTGTCCTTATTACTATGAACTCAGGTCTCTTTGTGAATGAGCGTGGAACTTCCAGCACTTACACTGGTATTCTTACGAAGCAGGATGTATTGGAGGCGTCGGCACAAGAGCCTATGTATCAGTCCAGCGTCAAGCGTATGGTCGGCGGTGGCTTCTTGGATTCGCTCAAGTCGGTGGCGGGCAAGGTTCTCCCTCACCTTCTCAAGCACGGCAAGGAGGAACTCAGCAAATCGGGTCACCCGGTTGCGAAAATGGCTCACTCCGCTATGGGTGCTATGGGCTACGGTGCGTCAGGCGGTATGTCAGCGTGCGGTTCAAGCGGTGGTGCGAGAATGAAACTTGCTGACCGTCTGATGAGCGGAAAATAAAATCTATACGCTCCAGTAGAAAAGAATGAGTAACGCAGAAATCGCTCCAGAATCATCTCCCGAGTTCTCCTTCACCTACCCCGCTATGGTTGCGGGTGTGATTGCGAATGTCGCACTGATTCCTAACTTCCTCGGCAGTGTTTCACGAATTGTAGGCTGTGTCCGTGTTACGGCGGGCGGAACACCAGGCACTGTCACATCTGGTCTTAGCCTCTCCCCCAGTCCTCTAACCGCTGGCGGTTTTACTGTTGTGTCCCTCTGTTCGTCTGACGCTCTGGATACAAGTGTCTACCGTCTATTCTGGACGAATCAGGTCGCCCAGTCGCAACTGGCTACGGTTCTTTCGTGCTAATCTGTTTTTCGTTTTTAGCATATCTTTTTTGTTAGACTACAATAAAGAAATGTCTATCGCAGAAATCGCCCCCGAGGCATCTCCATACTTCTCCGTGGATTACACTTTGCCCCCAGGTGGTAGTTTTGTAAATACTCTCCCCATTCCCAACTACAAGGGTGCGTGTTCCAGAATTGTCGGTTGCGTCCAACTCACTGCTCTTGTAGATGGTGGTTCTGTTTTTGCTCTACAAGGAGCAGTCCCAGGTTCTGTTGCCCCTCCCTCAGATGGCTTACTCACCCTACGCCTTACCTCCGTCTTCCCAGGAGATGTGAATACATACCGCATCTATTGGACGAACGAGGTCGCCCAGTCGCAGTTGGTAAATGTTCTCCCTTGCTAAACTTCCGGCAATATCAGGAATTATTTTTATTATCTCCCTATAATAAAAAGAATGCCTTACGACAACGCATACAATCGTGGAATCGCTCAGGTGGTAGACCGTTATAATGACCGCTTTTCTACTCTTTATGCCTACTCACCAGTAGATGGTAGGGGTGGGTATGCGGGTGGCGGTTCATCTGCTGGAGTTCTATTTCAGATGGGGAATGCTTCTAAACGGGACGCCGAGGACAATGTTATTAACGACGACCTATCGTTGCCTGCGGTATATTATTTGGGGAACAGCAGTGAAGGAATGAGTGGAGGCAACGGCTACGCCGAGGGAACTTTTCGTGATAGGGGCGACGGACACTCCGAGGGCGTTTCTGGTGTGTATGAGAAGGGGTCAGGAATGTCGGGTGGTGGTGCGTCTGGTGGTAATCTGTTCGGCGACATTTTTCACGGCTTTGAAGACCTTGGTTCGGATATTGGTAAAGCAGTAGAGTATGTGAATCCCTTTGGTTCAGGGAAGCCCGACCACCAGAAGGCTCGGCTCTTCGGTCGTATGCTCGGTAAATTGATGAAACACAAGGAAGGCGAAGGTGCGTCTGGTGGTGGTATGTCAGGCGGTTCGTGGTGGGATTCGCTAAAGGAGGGCATTTCAGATGTAGTGGGTGTCGTCCCTCACCTTCTTCTCCACGGTCTGGGTCAGGAAGTCCCCGTCGCTCCAGTCGGTGGTGCGATTCTCGGCAACCCCGACCCTTACCCCGTCCAGGGCAATTCACAGCGTCTTGCGGGTCGTGGGAAGATTACGAAAGCAGAGAAGAAGGCACTCCAAAGTGTATTGGATAAGCATACGGAGAAACGGGGTCGTGGTCGCCCAAAGGGGTCGGGTAAGAAGCAACTAATCGGCGAAAAACAGCACGACCTTCTGGCTATGCCCGCTCCCGTCGCTCTTGCGAACGGTGTCCCGCCCGAGGCACAGTTGCGGGGGTCATACGGTGGAGGTAAGCCCCACCACTCCAAAGCAGAGATGAAGGTAATGAAAGCAGTAGAGAAGAAACTGAAGAAGGAGGGTAAGGGTGTGTCTGGTGGCGGTGCGTCAGGTGGTAAGAACCTCAGCGGTATGACTGACCGCACGATTGGTGGTGGCGTGTCAGGTGGCGACGGTCGCAAGGCTCGTGCGGAGATTGTCAAGAAGATTATGAAGGAGCGTGGCGTAAAGATGATAGAGGCTTCTAAAATCGTAAAGGCAGAAGGACTCTATAAGAAGTAGGGTGAATAGGGTGAAATATAGGTCATTTTCAGGAAGTATCTTCATAAAGATGGTCTATAGAGAGGGTTTAATAAAAAAGGGTGTTTTTCACCCTACTCACCCTATCCGAATAATATTCTCTACTCCAATAAATGGATACACTCCGACAAAAGCAGAATATGGAGATATTGGATGTTTGGAAGAATCTACACCAACAAGTGGTCGGTAGAACTCGCAAACAGGTCGCCGTATTCCCCGACACCCTTAAGCCAAAGACGGAGCGTGATTTGGGGGTAGAAGTGACTGTAGATAAGGCGATAGAGGGAATTAACAAGACGATAGAGCAGAAACTCGGCAGTCTGGAGTTCTTCCTACAGAATGCGGGACGCTTCCACGACCCGAAGTTCTCCCAGTCCGTCATCCAAGCGATAGAACAATCCACCAACACAGGAGATGTCATCCCACTGTATAACAATATCGCTCGCTCCGCTCACACGATTGGACTCAGTCGTGAATCCGAACAGGTCATCCGTATCCAACTCCAAGCACTCCTCCCCAATCTGGATGCGATTACTTATGGTCTTCTACAGGCAGTGGAGAAGGTTGTAGATTATATGAACGCCGAAGCACGCCGACCCGACGAAGAATCCGCATCCTATCCCAAATCGCTCACAGGTGCGACACTGGATTTCCTACGAACTTATGCTGTGTATCAGTTTATTAAGGAAGAAGCAGACAAGGACAATACGGCAACCCCCGACCTCCTTACGGTAGAAGCACTGAATACTGGCTTTAAAAATGCGTTTGAGAATCTGTCAGCGTCCGACATTAGTATGATTAAACAGCGTATTCCCAACGCCAATTGGCTACTTTCTAATGGTATGAAGAATGTTCCTGACTTTCCTGTGGGCGACTACGAGGGGCGTATAAGTGCCTTGGAAGAAGAAATGGGTTTTAGAATCCCGTCCGCTCTACGAGCATCTCTTATTGACCTGCCGATTAACAAACAGAAAGATGCGTTGGCGAAGATGAAGAACGAAGTCCTCCCAGAAGTCCAGAACCGCTATAGCAAGCAAGACATCCGAGCGATTCGGGCATCTGAGAAACTCTTTAACGACGCTAAAGCACTGGAGCGACAGATTGAAAAAATGGAAGCCGAGGACAAGATTATCGCAGAAGAGATTGAGGCAATTCAGAGAGGTGTAGAACTATCACCAGAAGACGCTGAGCGACTTTTTGAACTACAGGGAGAGATTCCCCTTGAACCCACTCTACCCAGCCTCCTTAACTCCCCCAGTATTGAGGCATATCGCACAGAGATGGCGGAATACAACCGCACGCTGGCGGTGGTAAGACAGAAGCAGGCGGAGTATGATAGAGTGAAGGCACAGAACGAGTTTATTAGAAACCTCCTTATCCCCGACCAGAGCGAGTCCGCACGGGACGAGCAGATTCGGGAACGAGAAGAGATGCGACGACTTATCCCAGCAAGCCTTGACGCCCTACGACGACAACTACGAGCAAAAGACGAACGGGCAACAGCCCTACTTTCAGCGTCCAGTTCGGCGGTAAGCGGTATGCTACGCCCGAAGAAGGTGGTGTATCTTGACCCGTCTGGTGCGGTGTTGCGTAAAGCACCGTTGATAGAAGAGATTTCGTCCTCTTCTGCGGACGACGCCGGTAAATACGACGGGTCGGGTAAGGGTGGTCGTCTGGCGACCCGAGGTCTGGGGACACTCCGAAAGAACTACGGTTTCCGAGATTCCGAATCAGAAGAGTCCGAGTCCGAGTCGGAGTCCGACGGTGAAGCCCTTGACTTTGACGACCGACGCAACGAACACTACTACACCCGTCCAGTGGGGCGTCCGTCCAATATGTAAAATATTTCCTCTTATAAATGGATGTCGTAGAGCGTCGTCCCGAACGGGATTATTCCGCCGAACTGAAAAAACTAATTAAAATGCTACAATACCCTAAGAGCAAGGTAGAACTGAAGGGGTCTGCCTCCCTTACCTCACAGAAATACCCTTCCGACTACGACCTCTTTACCACCGTCCCCAAAGACAAGGACAAACTCTACAATTTCTTCGTAGAACTCCTTACCACAATAGAAGGAGCGGACGATTTGTGGTTCGTAGAACTAAAACTACAGACGGTTGCGGGTCGCAAGGTCAGAGTGTTTCCAGGCGGACACTTGAAACGGGAAGTGTGGGACAAAGTCTTTGACAAACTGGATTATGTAAAATTAGACCTTATCGCTCGTATCAGTGGGTTCTTCACAGAAGTGAGTATCCTATACGCTGTTGCCGACCAAACACAAACGCCAGAAGAGTATATCGCCTCCTTGCGTAAAGACATAAAAGACCTGGCGAAAGAGAAGAAGTGGTATAAGATTCTAAAACGAAAGTTTAACATTCTGAAAGCAGAAGGCGACAAGAAGGGACTCCTCCGCCTCAGTAAGGTGTTTAACGGCGAACTGGGGGAAGAATACCAAACGATTAGCCGTCTGGAAGCGATAGAGAAGGTGTTGGAGGTAGACCAAGACCCGCAGACGATTCAGAAGGCAGTCCTATCACTGAAAGACCTCCACTTTCCCGCAGAAGTAGAGAACCTCAGTAAGTGGGTAAAAGAGAAATCCGCCGACCTTAACGCTAAAGCCAAAAAACTGTGATGGGGTATTCAGGTCATTTTATAAGTCATACAATTTACGGGTGCGTCTTTTTAGACGGACTCGTGAAGTGTATTAGAAAAAATAGTGCTTTACTCGCAAATCTTCAGGTCGTCCAGCACTGGCTCTGACTTCGGCTCTTTGCGTTTGTAGGTTTCTAAAGTAAGAAACTCGTCCAGTGTGGGTTCGTCTCTTACAATAAAGGTTATGGTGGGGGTGATTTCCACCAGGCGTGCCTTTGCCTCCTCTTCCCGCTCGGTCATCTTCACGACAACAAAGAGAAGTTCGTCGGCAACGGTAAGGGGACTCCATTCCTGCTCCTTACAGAAGGTAAGCACCGTTTCATACGACCACGGCTCTCGCTCTCCGTCTGCCTTCTTCTCAAAAATAACAAAATCAACCATTCTATTACTCGGACGGATTATTTTTCCTCGGTAGGGACGCACTCCCGTTCTGCCTTTTTCACATAACGCTCTTTAGAGCGGGTCAGTAGTTTCTCCTTATGTTTTTCGTAGTAGGCTTTGTAATAGTTTTGGCGGTATTCGGCGGTGTAAGACTTTGGAATCTCCTTCGCTTTCTCTGGCTCGCCCTCTATCTGTGCCTCTTGCGTTTCCTCATTCTTCTTTTTCGTTAGGTGCTTCTGTCTGTAGCGGATTTGGGCTTGGCGGAGTTGCTCCTTGCGTTTTTCGGTCTTGTCGGTGGCGTCCATTCTACCGGAGTATGATAGTTTATTTTTAAGTTTGGAACGCAATCAATTTTTAAAGATTTATGATTTGGAATAAAAATAAGAAGGTGGTTCGTTTTACAGGCGGAAGGTGGAATAGCCGTTCTGCTCGGCTTTCGGGGCTTCGGCTTCTGGCTCGGGCAGACGCTTCAGTAGGTAGAACTCCACACCAATCTTCTTGGTTTCCACCTCATTCACTTTCATCTGGTCGTGAAACTTCTTTGGCGTAATACGAAGTCCCGTGTCCGCCATAAACAGTCGCACCGCCTCGGCTTTCGTCACCCGTTCGCCAACGGCGGGCAGTTCGTCCGTCTTCTCCATCTTCTCCTCCAACCAACAGAGGACTTTGTCGGAATCGTCCAGGAAGGTCTTGGTGCTTTCCTTCACCGACGCAGGGCGGTGAAACTGAGTGAATGCCTTCGCCGTGTCCCACAACAGAAGGATGAACTCGTTCGTGATTGGGTATTCGCACATCTTGCGTTTCAGGTCATAATCCATCTTCTTCTCGTTCTTGCGGGTCGGCTCTTCCACGAACTTGTTGGGGTAGTCCATCTTCTCAAAACGGCGACGCAGACCACCATCCACCTTCGTGAAATCGGGAATCGTATTACACTGGAGGATAGTCGTGAAAGTAGGGATGAACGGATTCTTTGCCGACTCAAACAAATCTCGTGCGTTAATGTCATCTCTGCCCGACAGTGCCTTAATCAGGTCAGTGGATAGTTTCATTAATCGCCCGTCGGCATTCTCAGAGGACGGCTCACTCGTCATAAGGATGCGTGTGCCTCGGGCGTTCGCCAGAATGGAGTTCGGTGCGTCGGCTTTGTAGGTCGTCGTCAGAAACTCGTTGGGGGCAGAGTAGTAATATGCTCCAAGTGTTTCCTTTAGCATACTGAATAACACACCCTTGCCGTTTCCGCCCGAACCCGTATGACAATACATCTTTTCAAAGGAGTTGTTAAAGAGGGCAATCGCAATCGTTTCCAGCCAGTAATTCGCCATCTCCTGCGTGTTAAAGATGTTAAGGAGTTCCGCAAGGATAAGTTCCCGTTTCTCCTTAGAACTCTCTTGCGTAAGGGGCTTGCCCGTCGTCCGCATAATATTGTCCTCCCGTTGGATAAGGCGAATCGTCTTCGTAGAGTAGTCCATTAACAAGCCGTTGGAAAACGCCAGTAGATTCATATCCGTGTCAATCACTTTGTGTAGGTTCTCGTCCGTGTAAAGACCACGAATGTAATCAATCACGCCGTTAATCCACTGCGACGACCCAAAGGTCTTGTGTGCCTCGCCCCCTCGCTTTAGGAGTGCCGTGTAATTGTCTTTCTTTTCGTCCAGACTCTTCACCAGTCTGTGTGCCTCTTCTTGTAGGCAGTCGCTCACCAGCCGTTTCAGACCGTCGGGGTGCGTTTTATCCAGACGGATAAGGGTGTTTTGGGGCGTGTAGTTATACCATACCTTGTTGCTAAAGACATACTCTTGCGTCACCAGCCCAGTAAAGCACTTCGCCATCTCGCTTTGGTTCAGGTTCTTCAGGAGTTCCCAGTTCATCTTCAGTCCAAAGAGTCCCTGATACTTCTCGGGACTGTCCTCCTTCGCCCAACGGTGGAGGCTTTTTAGGGTGTATCCCGTTCGGGGCGTGATTCCACGATAGACTCCCAGAGTCGCCCACTCGGTGGTATATTTGTGGGACTTCTTACTGAATCGCACAAAGTGTTCCCCTCCGTCCTCCAGGTCGTGATAGAGTGCCTTCAGAAGGAATCCCACTTTCATCCAGGAGTCATAACCAGTCGCCCGTTCTTCGGAAAGAAGGTCAATCAGTTGCCCCACCTCGTTTTTCGTTTTCTCCACAAGGGCTTGTGCCTCCTTCAGAATCGGGGGGTGAATGCGTTCCTCAGAAGCATCTTCCTCTGACTCAGGAACGACCACCACATTCTTGGGCTTAGACACCTCAGACACTTCGTCAAAGATGCCTTGGTGGAAGGTCGTAGAACCAATCGTCGCACCAGGCTTCACCGACTTGTAGGTGTAGGTCTTGCCCTCATACTCGTAGGACGACCCCTCTATCACGATATAGTCGGTGATAAGGTCAATTCCACCCTTTACGCCAGGGCGAAACCAGGAACGCCACTGCTCCACATCCACCTTGCGGGCAAACTTCACACCGTTGGACTGGAAGTAGAAGTGGAGTCCTCCCGAACCCGTTTCCACCACATAGCCAGACGCCTCCAACAGGCGGTTGTAGGCTTCTTCCGTCAGTGCCTCTTTGGCGGGCATTCCTCCTTCCGTATCCACATCCACAACGAACATATTCGCCTTGGATACGAGCAAATACCAGGCGTTCGCAGGGACGCCTCGGTGTTTCACATACTCGTGGTGGAATCCGGGAAAGTGATTCCAACTGACCCCCTCGGGTGTTTTGGGGTTGGCGAAGCCGTCGCCTTTCACCACACGACCCTTTTTCTCGCTAAAAGACGGGCGAAACTGGACGGCGGATACTGGGATGTTGTTAATGCGTGCGTAGTCCAAAGTGCGGTTCATCTTTCTACCGGAGTGTTCTACCTTTTTAAAACAAAAAAAACGCAATCAATTTTTATGATTTCTGATTACGGGCGTTCCTTTAGGTGGTCGTGCTGTAGGTGATTTCAGTGGTTGCTGTAGGTATGTATAAAAAATAAGGGAGTAGGGTGAGTAGGGCGGAAAATACCCCTTTTCACTAAACCTTGGCTTTATAGAGATTTTCCCCGTGTGACTCTCCATTTCTGACCCTTTTTTCACCCTACTCACCCTACTTTCACCCTACTGTCCTCTTTTTATACTTTCCGATTACATAACCTGAGCCAACCAGGAGTCCTCTGTTCCCCAAGTATCTCCCATAAAGCGAGCGACTCGGTCAGGGTGAAACACCTTCTCTGACAGTTCCTTCGCAAACTCCAGTCGCTTCAGGTC